CCTAATAAAGAGTTTGTTACTCTAAAGCAAATGAACGATCATTATAACTTGTTCTTGGGTCGTATTCAGCAACAGATGCAGAGTATTGGCGGTGGTGGTGAAGTCAACTTTCGTTATCTAGATGATGTTAACCGCGCGAGAATGACTGCGAATAACGATAACTGGGTTTTAGAATACGATGTTGCTACTAAAAAGGTACAGTTTACAAACGAAATTGGTCCAATTGATAATATAAGTTTTGATGTTAATCACGATGCTAGATCGCATGAACATGCAGTTGGTACTCTATGTTGGGATTATCTAGATCAAACCATAAACATTAAGCATCAAGACGGTGTTACTCAGCAAGTTGGACAAGAATTATACGCTTTTGTAAGAAACGGTACTGCAAATACTATTGTAAATGGCACACCTGTTATGTTTACTGGTGCCGAACCTGATAGTGGGTCAGGAGCTAGATTACTTGTAAGTCCTATGGTAGCTAATGGAACTTTTCCTTCTTTATATGGTTTGGGTGTTGCAACGCATGATTTAGATTCTGGACAAGATGGTAGAATTACAGTTTGGGGTAAAGTTCGCGAATTAAATACTTCTGCTTGGGAAGTAGGTGATATTCTATATGCTGATCCTGAGAACACTGGCCAGCTTACAAATGCTAAACCGACCGCCCCTAATAATGTAATTCCATTTGCTATTGTACTTAAGAAAGGCACTGAGGACGGTGAGATCTTTGCCCGTCCAACTATTGAACAGCAAAAATATTATGGACGTTTTTCTAGAACAACAGCCCAAACTGCAAGCGACATTAATACGGCACAAGCAGTTCAATTTAACGAAACTAATATATCAAAAGGTGTTAGCTTTGGCGGAATTGATGATACAGAAATATTAGTTGATGAATCTGGGTTTTATCTGTTCCAAGTTTCTGCTCAAATTACTGCAACATCTAATAAAGGTATTGTATATTTCTGGTTTAGAAAAAATGGAACAGACATTATTGGGTCAACAAGAGCTTCAACTGTTACAAACAACGACACATTTAGCATTTCAACAAACATATCATTACCTCTTTTACCAGATGACTATGTAGAAATTATGTGGGCAACAACTGCGCCAGCAATATATCTAGCTGCTTTACCGGCAACCGCATTTGCTCCTAGCACGGTTTCTGTAACACTTAATGTTGTACAAACTCAGCTATAATACATAAGTGACAAGATGTCACAGTTGCCTCTAATGAATAACAGCTATTCCAAAATATACGACCTCTTTAGGTTGTTTTTTAGCCTTTTCTTGATAAATATAGTTGTAAATCGAATTCACGATTACAAATTATACGCATCAAGGAGATGACAAAAGATGGCCCAAGCAGCACCATTGAGCAAAATTTCAATGTTTATCAGTTCAATTGCAATGTTAGTTACACAAATTAATAGTGTTATGAAATTGCGAGCAGGACGCCGCCAAGCTTTTAGAGAGCTTAACGCGTTAACTAACCATGAATTAAGTGATATCGGTATTTGTCGCGCGCAAATCATGTCTGCAGTTTATGATTATGATAATTTTTATGCAGATTCTATTCGTGATAAGCCTATGGAAGTAAATAAAAAATGTGCGAGGTCAAATATAACATGTTAGCACGTTTTTATCTAAGATTAGAAATTATTGGTTATAGTAGAGCAATTGGCGCAATGACTGGTAAGCAAGGTATTACTGCAGACCATATGAAATGTCTATACGACAGTCGCAAGCAGTCAAGAAATAAATTAGCACGACTTAAAGCCAAAGCTAAACAAGAACGCTTTGGAAAGGTGCTATCTAATGCTTAAATATCTTTCTGATACAATAATCAGTGTAAAACTAGCACTAAAAGCTTCTCGACTAGCTTCAAATGGCCATATAGAAGAAGCAAAAGTATTAATGCTTAAATAGCAACTAGTTAAATTTATATAAATAATTTGGTGAGCATTAGTGTTCACCTTTTTTTATATTAAAAATAAGCGGAGAAATGATTATGGGAAGAATACGAGATCGTGGAAATGATGGTGGTAATGTTTGGCGTTGGAATACTTTAGAAAGATTCGTAAAAGAAAATAACTGGACAAAGGGTGCTGAGCTTGGCATTCATGATGGTGCTAATTTTAAACATCTTATTAAGTCTTGCCCAGATTTGAATCTTATCGGTGTAGATCTATATGAATCACAACCAGATAATAATGGCCCAGAAAAATGGACTCCTGGAGAAAACGGGCATCCTTGGAGTCACAACAAATATCACCAAGACTTGTTAGCTTTCTCTAGTAATTATCCAGGTCGTGCGATCGTTATTAAAGATTATACTACTGAAGCTGCTAAGAACATACCAGACGGAAGTTTAGACTTCGTGTTTATTGACGCTGATCACGGCTATGAAGGTTGTTTAAGAGATATTAAAGCTTGGGAAAGTAAAGTCCGCCCAGGTGGTAGAGTTATAGGTCATGATATTCATTTCCCAACAGTTAAACGTGCAGTCACAGAATACTTTGGTGAAAATTCCTGGAATGTTGAAGATGATTTCGTTTGGTGGATTCAGAAGTAAGGTTTATTATGAATATTGAGAAGAAACTAACTCAAATATGGATTGGTCCTAAACCGGCTCCGTTGCAATGGATGCATACATGGAGAGATAAACATCCGGACTGGAACTATTCCATATTTACAGATGAAATGTTAAAATCGCGCAAATGGCATAACCAACATCTTATTGACGCTTATTATAGTATGGGCAAATGGCCCGGCGTATCTGATCTAATTAGATACGAACTTCTATACGAGCACGGCGGTTTTTGGCCTGAAGCTGATATGGTATGTTTAGAAAATACCAATGAGTTATTTACTGCACCTGAAGATCATGCATATTCTTGTTATGAGAACGAAAAGGGCAGACAGAATTTCATTCAACCAATTATGGCTTGTAATCCCGGCAACGAATTTGTTAAGCATGTTATTGATACATTGCACCAAGTTAAAGCTAACGAATTAAGCCGCGAACCTTTTAGGTCTACGGGTAATATGTTCCTCTCAAAACATGTACCAAATTGGAGGCATAAGCTCAATGTTTGGCCATCTCATTACTTTATTCCATTGTTTTATATTGGTGGCGCAAAAAGATATGACGGACCTGATAAAGTTTATGCAGATCATAAATGGGGTTCCACTGGTCATGCCAATAGTATAACATATGATAGGGGTGTATAATGTACGTTTCTCATAGATACAAATTAATTTTTCTTCGTTCACCAAAGACTGCGAGCAGTAGTTTATCTGAATTTTTCATTAAGAATATTCCAGATGGAAACGCGATTTATACTCCAGTAGAAGATTCTAACATACGCGGCAATCTTGATGGCAATATTGTTAAAAAGTATAAGCGTGATTTTAAATACTATCATCTTACTATTGAAGATTTAATTAAAGAAAATATCGTAACAGAACATCAAGCTAGAACTTATAAAGTTATTTCTGTTTTAAGAGATCCAGTTGATAGACAAAAAAGCTTCTTTTATTTCTACGCAAAATGGAAAGCTAGAGGAAAGCCTATTGATTTAGCTCTATATAAACGGTTAGCGCCTAATGGCACTTTCCGTGATGAACCAAACTCAAGTTTAATACAAGCAGACTTTTCTAAATTTGGAAATGATTATATCGGAGAATATTGGTTATATGAAAATATAAATAAATGCATATCTGATTTAATGCAAGAATTAAGTTTAGTAATAACTCATCCATTACCGAATCACAAAGCAAATTTCAGAAAGAATAAAGAAAATGAGATTGTATTTGATGCTCATTGCTTAGAACAACTAAAAACGGCGTTTAACAAAGATTTCGAATTATATAATGAACTGAAAGGAATGTGATATGTTGGCAATTAAAGCTTATATTCTAAAAATTAATACTCCTGTTTCAAACGAGTATGCTAAAGTCTGCGCAGATTCTTGTGATAAAGTGGGAATGTCCTGGACTTATTTTAATGGCTTCCAAGACCAGACTGGTAGATCAGCATTTGGGCAACTTGGTATTAAGAATTTACCTACTGAACAGTATGCTCGTTTAGAAAAAACAACACAAGCACAAAAGGCTATGTGTGCAACTGCGGGTCACATAGCCATCTGGAAAGCCATCTCAGAAGGTCCAGATGACGCTGCAGTGATACTTGAACACGATGCTGTAATGTTACACCCATTAACTATTGATGTACCAGATGGCCAGATATTGGTTCTTGGATACAAGGTTTTAGATCCATCTAAGTATGATCATAAGCAAGCAGGCCCTCCTAAAGAACTAATATCAATTCAGGGACATGAAGGCGCACATGCTTATGCTATTACACGTACTACAGCTAAATTACTTATACAAGAAATAGAAGAAAAAAGTATTAGAAGCGCAATTGATAATGACTATTTTATTAGAGGACAACGTAGAACATCTGTTCCTTTATCAATAGTATCTCCAACACCAGCGCTAGGATGGTTAAGAGAATCTACCATTTGGGGTAAATCTGCAAACAGAAACTACGATTTCATACCTTCTTTTCATAAAAATTATAAATAAAGCAAAGTAATTGCATTAATAAATCTTAGGATAATAAAATGGCTAAGCCAGATACAAGCAAAAAAATTAAAGGCTTCAAAGAGTTTGATGCTAAAAAGTACATTGAATTAGAACCGACTTTAGAGGAAGCTGTAAAGTCTGATACAGTAGTTATGACTTTTGGCAGAATGAATCCTATGACAACAGGCCATGAAAAGCTTGTAGAGAAAGTACTTAAAGAAGCTAAAAGCCGCAAAGCAGAACCTATGGTTTTCCTTTCTCATTCTTCTGGTGCTAAATCAAAATCAGGCAAAGGCGCAGTTAATAAAGATCCGTTGTCATATGACGATAAGATTAAGTATGCTACCAAAGCGTTTGGGCCAGTAGTTAAAAAATCTCCTTTAAAGATATTAATGCTAATTGTAAAATCTCTTTCAGGTCAATATAAGAATTTAGTAATGGTTGCTGGTTCAGATCGCGTTGACGAATACAATGTGTTACTTAACAAATATAACGGCAAAGACTATACTTTTGATTCTATTGAAGTTATCTCTGCTGGTCAAAGAGATGCCGATGGCGAAGGCGCCGCTGGTATGTCTGGTACTAAAATGCGTGAGTTTGCTACTGCAGGTGATGTTAAAAAATTCGCAGGTGGTTTACCAAAAGCCCTTAAATCGAGTGCGCAGGAAATTATGGATAAAGTAGCTAATGCAATAAATCCTTCAATGGACGAAGAAGTTGAAGTTTTAGACGAAGTACTAGATCGTATGCAAAGACGCAAGCGCGGTATTGCAATGAAAAAAGCTCGATTTAAAATTAAACGCGGTAGAGAAAAAGCTGCTAAAAGAACTGCTTCCCAAGAAGTATTGAAAAAGCGCGCAAAGAAAGCTGCTATTAATATCTTCAAAGCAAAGTTCGCTAAGAATAAACGTTATGCTGATCTCTCACCAGGTGAGAAAGAGGTAGTCGAGAAGCGCATTGCAAAGATTAATAAAAGTCGTATCGAACAGATCGCTCGCAAGCTCCTACCAAAAGTTAAACAAAAAGAAAGAGAACGACGTAAGTCTATGATGTCTGGCGGATCTTCTAAGAACGAAAGCATTAACGAAGCATCTATTAAAGACCAAAGAATTTTACAAAAACCACACATGTTACTAGATAAAGATAATAAGCCAAAGGTTGACGGTCGCTTCCGCATGTTTAAGAAGAAATCTGTTAACGAAAGCGTTGAAGATCTTTCAGAAGAAGTAATTGAGTTGATGGAAGCAACTGAACATTTTAATGAAGTTTTAAAACCTTCTGACGATATGGGCGTTTGGATTAAAGATTTTAAAGACTCTGATGCCCCACAGTTTAAAGATAAGTCAGACGAAAAGAAACGCAAAATGGCCATTGCTGCTAAGTTAGCTGCTGAAGCTACTATCCCCGATGGCAAGACTGCTATGACTGCCCGCGATCCATTAACAAAGAGTGACGCCAAAACTATGAAAAAATTACGTGATATGATGTCTAAAGAAAAGAAGCCGGTGTCTCAGATGTCTCCTAAAGAAAAGGCTGATAATGACAAGAAGCGTAAAGAGTATAACGCGTACCAAAAGTCTAAGCGTAACGAAGAAGTATCTGAAATCGAAGAAGGTGGACTTTGGGCTAATATCCATGCTAAACGCAAGCGTATTAAGAATGGTTCTGGAGAATCAATGAAGAAGCCCGGATCCAAAGGTGCTCCAACAGATCAAGATTTTAAAGATGCATCTGAAAGTATTGATGAAGCTGGTTATAAAAGAACTGGTGCTGAAAGAGCACGGTTTGATTCATTTAAAAGAAAAGAAATGCAACACGAGCTAGGCCACGAAGATAAAGCTGCTAAACGTGACAAGGAAGCTCACCACGTTTACATCAATGGTAAAGTCTGGAAGAAAGACGGTAAGCCACTTAGTTTTAGTAGCAAAGCTGCAGCTAACAAGTCAGGTTCTACTATTGCTGCAAAAGATCCTAAGAAAGATGTTAGAATCGCTCATCACACCTATCATGCAAAAAACGGAGATAATCTAAAAGAAGAAGGTGGAGCTGGCGAAGAAGGCACACCTAGCCTATTAGCTAGATTGAAAAAAGATACTCCTAATGGATAATATGATAACTTTTAAAGAATATACACAATTAAATGAAGGTGTTAATGACCCGGCTATTTTTAAAGCTATTTTCTTAGCTGGTGGTCCTGGATCTGGTAAATCTTTTGTTGTAGGTAAAACTGCTTTGCAACCAATGGGGTTTAAATTAATTAATTCAGATACTGCATTTGAAGTTGCGTTAAAGAAAGCTGGTTTAACCGGCGATCCAGAAGATATTATTTCTCCGAAAGGACAAGAAGCTAGAACTAAAGCTAAAGCTATAACAAAGTCGCAAATGGAGTTTGCTCTTGCTGGCCGGCTTGGTTTAGTTATAGATGGTACCGGCAAAGATCTTAAAAAGATTATGCAACAAGCTGTAGCACTAAAAAAACTTGGCTACGATGTTTCTATGATATTTGTTAATAGCGACGAAGATACTGCTCAATATAGAAATAAACTTAGATCAAGAACTGTGCCATCTGCGTTGGTATCTAAGATGTGGAAAGATGTTCAAAAGAATATTGGCGGATTCCAAGCGTTCTTCGGTAATAATTTTCATGTTATTGATAATTCAGAAGGTTCAGATTTTACTACCCAAATTAATAACGTATACAAAAAAATTATGGTTTGGGCTAAGAAAACACCAAAGAATCCCGCAGTATCTAAATGGGTTAAAAGCCAAAAGAATCCTGCCAAAGATTACGTATCTGAAAGCACAGAAGTTGAAGAAGGCTGGGCAGGTAAAGCAGTAGGTAAACTAGTATACAATAAAATGTATAAGCATGCTGCTAATATTTTACAAGATGTGTGGGATCGTAAAAAATCTGAGAGTACTAGATTAAAACATGGTATAGAATATTACGCAGCTCAAATTGCAAAACAATACCAAGGTGTTGATGCACGAGAACTTGCTAAAATGGTTACTGAAGCTAAAGATCCACGAATTGACAAGGCCGGTGTTTCTGGTTTTAATAAAGCTAAAAGAACACCGAGTCATCCAACAAAAAGCCACATCGTTGTAGCAAAAGACGGTAATAAGATTAAGACTATTCGGTTTGGTGAGCAAGGCGCTTCTACTGCTGGTGAACCTAAGAGTGGTGAATCAGATAAGATGAAAGCTAAACGGAAGTCTTTTAAAGCTCGACACGGTAAAAACATTGCCAAAGGTAAGATGTCGGCAGCATATTGGGCAGATAAAGAGAAGTGGTGATCGCTTTTTATAAATATCACTAAATGGTTACATTACTAACAAAACAAAAAAAAGGCCCGAATTAATGAGAAGTTTTAAACGACATATCGACGAAGCTGCTAGCATGGTTTGCCAAGACTGCGGTTGCGAACAAGGTAATCCTAAGCCAGGATGCGATTGTACTCACGACTCGACTAAACTCAATGCTTCTTGCTGGGTATCAAAAGAGTCATATTTAAAAGCTTCTAAGAAGCCAGTGAGTGAAGCGGTTGATAAGTCTAGCCCGGTTTACAAAGAATATCTTTTGTTAAAGAAAAAGTCCATAAAAGACTTACGTAAGTCACTTGACCAAAAAGGTCGTGGTGCTGTAGACTTAAAATCATACGATAAGCAAGGTGCTATTTCAGATCTTCTTCGTGGCCAATTTGGTAGTAAGAAAGTTGCTGCTGCAATGGGTGTTGCTGAAGCTTACGATCCTAAAGCTGTAGTTTCTCCAGAGCAAAAGAAAAAGAATATTGAAGCTGCTAAGAAGAAAAGCAAAAAAACTTTGCCTTGGCAGAAGAATTATGATGATAGAAAGCGTAAAGAGCCAGGAATGAATGAAGGCAAAATGGCTGAACTTCAAGGCTATATCGATGATGGTAAATCGGCTGCTTGGATTGCTAAGAAGATTGGTTTCCCTCTTAAAGATGTTAAAGACTTTTTGAAGCAAANCAAGGCTTTTAGTGAATCTGAAATTAATAATATAACTGCCCAGTATATTAATGAGCACAATATTGCTTCACAAGATCTAGAAAACATGACTGAAGACGAGCTCAACGAGCTGATCAGTGAAGCACTTCAAGAAGTTAGTTTAGCAGAAGCTGCTTATACGATCAAAGACGGTGAAGTACATATATCAAAAGCAAACTTCCGTAAGATTCATAAAGATCTCAAAGACACCAAAAAGGGTGATGAGATGATGATGATTGACGGTGGTAAAAAAGGTTCCATAATGGCGCCTGTAGTATTTGAAGAAACAAATAAATAACAATAAGAAAACATACATCTTTAAGGAGAATTACCAATGGCACTATGGGGAAAAACAGACGAGCTAGCTTCCGTACCGAAATGGTTGGAAACTGACGCTAATAACACAAACGCTTCAAATGACGCTGATAACGCGGTATTTATTGACTTATCAGAAGCTGCTGTAACTGCTAACCGCGCAAAGGGTCTTAAGACTCCAGGTTGGAATCTATATAGCAATGCTGGTGGCCGTCATCGTTCAGAAGTTCTTGTAGCAATGAAGATGTCTGCTGCAGATGCTGGTGATGCTGGTATTACTGGTAACACAGCTATCGAAGATACTATCGCTGCTGATATCGCTTTCACAATTGACACACAACCTGCTAATGCTTCGGTTGCTGCACCTGCGCCGCATACATTCAGCGTTGTTGCTACAGTTACAGGCGCTGCTACTATCACTTATCAATGGCAGACAGACGCTGCTGGCGGATCAACCTTTGTTGATGTTGTAGGCGCAACTGACGCTACATTGACAATCGCTGATTCAACTGGGCTTGACACTGATACATACCGTGTGATTGTTAGTGCAACCGTTAGTACTGGTGAAGTTCTTACACCAATTACTTCTTCTGTTGCAACGCTTACAGTTACTTAAGAGATATAATATAATATGATATTAACAGAATCAACCTTTCTGTTGTTTGCGTCTAAACATTATGATAATCCTCAGTGCTCTGATATTGTAGAGTTTGAGGAAGATTTAAAGCGATTCCAGTACCTGCGCAAACTTTTTGGCAGATACAGGCAAGATGCGGACCTTAAGGAAAGGTTGATTCTTAATCATTTGATTATTATATATAATGTGTTTGGGCCGTCAGCAACAAATATGCTGTTTATGAAACTTCACGAGTTTCATGATTGTCTAAAACCGTTTGTAGAATACTTAAATTATATGCCTCAGATTATTCAATATGACGATGTAACTTTAAGTACAGATAATATCGTTGCAGACGCATCCATAGAAGAATTACTCGAAGGAATATGACGCATGATCGTCGATCTATTTTTAGTTTATCAATTTATCCGTAGGTTAGCTACTCCATTTATAAAATGGGATGCTTTCAAAGAAGGTGTAATTGATAAAGATGGAAAAGTACTAATAAAGAAAAAAGATCGTGATCCTATACAGAGGAAGGCTTTTGGTCTTTTTGATGTGATGGTTGCTAATCTTAAGAAGCTATTAGGAAAAATTCCTGGTGGTAGTTCTTCAATAGCTTCATATGCTGCAGCGTTATTCTTAATTAAAGAATACAAAGTCTTTACAGATGAATCAATGCTTAATGAAGATATGACTGAAGAACAATTAGAAGAATCATTATCTATATTTAATGACCTATATGTCAATTATATCACACTTTCAGAAGCTGTCAACAAGAATATTGATATTAATCCTGAATTAGACGAAGAACCTGCTAATAACGTAAGTAGCGGTAATATTGCTGGTATGGATGCTGGTCATATGACTAAGAAGGGTCAAAAGAAATGGACCTCTTCTAATACTAAATCTAAGAAGAAAAGATTAAGAGACATAGTAAATATTGGAGATCTTAAATGATTACATTACAACAATTCAGTGCAATGATTCCGAAAAACAAGGATGCTGAAGCTTGGTTTGAAGCTGCTCTTCCTATGTTTGAGCAATATGAAATCAATACACCGAATCGAATTGCAGGTTTCATGGCACAATGCGCTCACGAGTCATTAGACTTTACTGCGTTAGAAGAAAATCTGAACTATAGCGAAAAAGCATTAAATTCTGTTTTTGGTCGTTATTTTGGAAAAGGAAAGAGAAATGCTAAGGAATATGCTAGGAAACCTGAAAAGATTGCTAACTACGTATACCAAGACGAATTCAGATCTTCACGTGGCGCTCTTGGCAATACCTTATCCGGCGATGGCTGGTTGTTTCGCGGACGTGGCATTAAGCAACTTACAGGTCGAAATAATTATGCAGCATTTGGAAAGACAGTTGGAATTACAGCAGACGAAGCAGCAGAATACGTAGCAACACCTAAGGGTGCTATGGAGTCTGCGTGTTGGTTTTGGAAAACTAACAAACTAGCTCGTTTTGCTGATGCAGACGACAATCTAGGGTTGACAAAGGCTATTAACGGTGGTACAATAGGGTTAGAAGATCGTAACCGCCGGTATAAAGATGCTAAGGCTATTCTAGGTGGAAGTGATATTCCAGTAACAAAAGCTACAAGCGCAAGCAAGAGAACATTACGAAAAGGCATGAAAGGTGATGATGTTGCAGAAATGCAGAAGGCACTCGGTATTGCATCAGATGGTGATTTTGGTTTCGGTACACTAACTAGTGTTAAGAAATGGCAGAATATCAATGGCTTAGTCGCAGACGGCATTGTTGGTCCAGCTACACAATCAAAGTTACTTGGTTAATAAATAGTACTACATAAAACAAATTAATAATCCAAAAGGAGAGAAACATGTCTTTAGAGAAAATTGTTGCAGAAGCAATGGCAGGGCGTCCACTAGAAATGAAAGAAGCCTTTGCAGAAGAAATCGAGTCACGCATTCAAGATCGTCTTGAGGAAAAATACGTCGAAATCATGGAAGCTAAAAAAGATGATATGGAAGACGAAGATGACATGGAAGATGAAGATGAAGAAGACGATGAAGAAGACGAAGACGAAGACGAAGATGACAAGTAAGTCGTTTTAATCTTATGCCTTCATTTTTATATGTCGGAATGATTCTCATGGTAGTAGCAGGCGGTGGCGCTTGGTACTACAAGTCTACTCAGGCTACTATCATGGAATTAACTGCTTACAATGCGCAATTAACTGCAAATGTAGAGCAGATAGAACAAGCCAATCAAAATAATATTAATACTATTGCTCAAATGGAAACAAACTTTGAAAAACAGCGTGAAGATTTTCAAGCGTTGCAACAAAGTTACAGTTTAATCCGCGAACAAAATAATCAACTTCAAAACAGATTAGGTAANCACGATATTGGTGCATTAGCTGCAGCAAAACCTGCCTTAGTTGAAAGAGTTATTAACACGGCATCAAATAGAGCATTCAGATGCTTTGAGTTAGAATCTGGTGCACCTTTAACAGACAATGAAAGGAGCGCTACGAATGGTAAAGCATTTAATAGTGAATGTCCTTGGATTTATGATGATTTTATCACTCGCGGCGTGCTCGTCGAATCCAGTACAGCCACCAGCGAAGATAGTAACTAACACCGAATATGTCACACCACCCCAACCTATAGTAACACTACCAGATACTCTTGAACTAAAAGAGATAGAGTTTATTATTGTTACTCCTGAGAATATTGAAGAAGTACTCACAAATTTAAAAGACGATAAAGTTTTGTTTGCCTTAACTGCAAAAGGTTACGAGGATATTGCTTTGAATTTAAGCGATATTAGAGCATACATTCAGCAGCAAAACCAAGTAATTTTATTATATCGGAAAGTTTGGGATGAATAAATAATAGCAGATAATAAATTAAAAGTATAAGCACATTAACCTTGTAGTATTTTATTAGCTAAAATCTGCAAGGTTTTTTCGCTTTAAACGGAGAGTATCGTGACTGACCAGAATAATAGTTTGCAAACGGATGTTGCACTAATTAAAAAAGACATTAAACAAGTCGAAAGATTTTTTGTAAAATTCGACAGCGCATTAAATTCAATGACTGAGATTGCTACTCAAGTTGCTGTACAAGGTGAGATACTTAAAAACACAGTTGAAAAACTTGATGGCGTAGATGAAAGGATTGCTTTAAACAAGAAAGAAGATTTAAGTAACTATAACACTATCAATTCAAGACTTGAAGAGTATCGTAAATCCGCGTATGCAGATCACGAAAAGCTTGCAGCGGAAAGTAGACAAAATCGTAAAGAACGTAACGAAGAAATTATGACACAACTTGCTAAGATGAACGGCGCTTTAGAAGCAAGACTTGTTCGATTAGACGATCGTATTAAGTTGCTTGAGCAGTGGAAATGGTACATTATGGGCCTCGGCGCAACTGTTATTGTTATCGTAACTAATATCGAATGGAGTAAATTTTTAGGTTGACACCTGATGCGAATTGGTGTATAATGTATCTATAACATTCTATATAATGTAATCATGTATTGACATCATAGCATTTATGTGCTATAATGGTTTTATGTATTGAACTTGTGGACACTTTATAATATGGCAGAATTTATTGATATTCAATTTGCTCAGATGCTTTCTGGTCGTCTTGATCACTTCAAAATAAAACATACAAATCCTTACAAAATCAACTTTCGTTGTCCTATCTGTGGCGATTCTCAAAAGAATCGTTCAAAGGCTCGTGGTTGGTTGTTAGAGCGTGATAACAAGTTCTCATATTACTGCCACAATTGTGGTGCAAGCCATAGCTTCAATCACTTTCTTAAAACAGTTGACCCTCTATTATATAATGATTATATTGCTGAAAAGTTTGTAGCAAACACAACTGTTAGAGATACCAAGAAAGAACAGCCAGTTGAGCAATTTAAAACTAGAGCTCCTGTGTTCAGTAAAGATCCCCTCAAAAAACTCAAAAAGATTAGTCAGTTAGCATACGATCATCCTATAAAGAAGTATATTAATAAACGAATGATACCTACTAATCATCACTATCGCTTATTCTATGCTCGTCACTTTATGACATGGATTAACGAGATTATTCCAAACAAGTTTGATCCAGCAAAAATCGGCAAAGATGAACCAAGATTAGTAATACCTTTCTTAGATGAAAACGGTAAAGTCTTTGGTGTGTCTGCGCGTGGTTTTAATCCTAAGGGAATCAGATATATAACTATTATGTTTGATGAAAGACCAAAGATCTTTGGTCTAGATAAAGTTAACTTAGATCATCCGTATTATATCGTTGAAGGTGCTATCGATAGTATGTTCCTTGAAAATGCTATCTCTATGAATGGCGCTGAAGGCAACGGCAACTCTGCAAATGAAAACGCAATTTATGTGTTTGATTCAGAACCCCGCAACAAAGAAATACACAAGCGTATGGAAAAAGTAATAAAGAATGGTTACAAAATTTGTATATGGCCTGAGAACCTACCAGGTAAAGATATTAACGAACTGCACTTGGCTGGATTAAATGTAGAAAAGCTAATTGAAGACCACGTATATCAAGGCTTGCAGGCAGAATTAAAATTTACATCATGGAGAAAAACTTGATTAGAGCTATATTAGCACA